TCACAGTATTATCAGAAAGTACATCATTATGTTTGGAACAATGTTCAATGACATTGATGTACAAAGATTCAATACTGCTGGCGAAAGAGTCCAAACATTGAGGGTTCCAATTGCGTATGGACCAAAAGAAAAGTATTTGGTAAGACTAGCTCAAGATCCTAACTTTGATCGCGACGTAGCAATATCTCTGCCAAGAATGTCTTTTGAAATCACTTCAATGAACTACAATTCCACTCGCAAGCTACCTTCCACTATAAAAAATGTATACGTTTACACGGATAAAGACAAATTAAAATATCAATATACTCCTGTACCATTCGACATTAATATCGCACTATCTGTGTTTGTAAAGAACGCTGACGATGGTGTACAGATACTAGAAGGTATCCTACCTTTCTTTACTCCGGAATGGACCAATACAATTAATTTAATTCCAGAGTTAAAGTTAAAAATGGATGTGCCTGTCGTGTTTAACGACATATCGACTGAGGACACATATGAAGGAGACTTTTCGACTAGAAGAGCTCTTATTCATACTTTGAATTTTACTGTAAAAGGATATCTGTTTGGTCCAGTCAGAACTCAGGGTGTTATCAAAAGAGCTATTGCTACTACTAATATCGAGACTACAGATGGATCTTCTTCAGCTATATCATCTATCCTAACTGCTACGCCTGGTCTTACCGCCAATGGTACGCCTACCTCAGACTCAACAATTACGCTACCACCGGAACAGATAGATAGTACTGACGATTATGGATTTATCGAAGATCAGCAGTTCTTCGGTGGTGGAACAGACAGTGTCTAAAACAAAACTTGAAAGCAATCTAAACGATTTGTTTGGAATTCCGGAAGATACGGCAAGCATATCCGAAGCTAAAGGGGAGCTTGTATCTGTAGAACCAAGTAATGAACTAGCTAACCGACAAGGTCGAGATTATACCGGTGACATTGATACTGATTACCGGTATGCTAGAGAGAATCTTTATGAGATTATCGAAAACGGATCGCATGCGCTACATGAGCTTGTAGAGATCGCAAAGGCAAGTGAGCATCCAAGAGCATTTGAAGTAGTTGGTTCTCTTATGAAAACTCTTACCGATGCAAACAAAGACTTGCTTGAGATACAAACTAAAGTAAAAAAGCTCAAACAAGAAGAAAACGTTCAGCAAGGTCCAAACAACGTAACCAACGCTCTCTTTGTTGGGTCTACGGCCGAACTACAGAATATGCTAAAGGATACATTAGATAGTAATACTTGAAGCGGCTACACCGCTATTATCCTCTCCTTGAAAAATAAGTCAACAGCCGATGGCAATAGAAACCTACTTAGGCAATAAAAATCTTAAAAAAGTTGGTGTTCCTGTCGAATACACACAGGAGCAAGTGCAGGAGTATATTAAATGCTCTCGTAATCCAGCATACTTTATAAAGAATTATGTAAAAATTGTTAATGTTGACACTGGTCTAGTAGATTTCAGTTTGTGGCCTTTTCAAGAAGAAATGGTTAACAAATTTGAGGACAATCGTTTTGTAATATGTAAATTGCCACGCCAGGTTGGTAAAACCACCACTGTCGCTGCATACATTTTATGGCGAGTGTTGTTCACCGATCAATACAGCGTAGCTATCCTTGCAAACAAACTTGCCCAAGCGAGAGAGATTCTCGGACGAATACAAACTGCATACGAATGGTTGCCTAAGTGGCTGCAGCAAGGTGTGAAGGAATGGAACAAAGGTAACATAGAATTAGAAAATGGTTCTGAAATTCTTGCCTCAGCTACATCATCATCGGCTATTCGAGGTACATCTCAGAACCTGATCTACCTGGATGAATTTGCATTCGTACCGAACAATCTGCAAGAAGAATTTTTTGCTTCTGTATTTCCCACTATTTCTTCTGGTACTAGCACAAAGGTCCTTATAACTTCCACGCCTAACGGCATGAATATGTTTTACAAGATATGGGTGGATAGTGAAGAGGGCAACAACAGTTACGTTAGGCACGATGTACATTGGTCTGATGTTCCGGGCAGAGATGAGGCTTGGAAAAAAGAGACTATTAAGAACACCAGTGAAGAACAGTTTAGACAAGAGTTTGAATGTGAGTTTTTGGGTAGTACCGCTACACTTATTGACGGTAGAAAATTAGCTCAGATTCCGTTTAAGACACCAATAAAGTCTAAGAATGGATTCGACATATACGAAGAGCCTGTACGAGATCGAATGTATGTTATTACGGTCGATTCTGCAAGAGGATTAGGGCTAGATTATAGTGCGTTGGTTGTGTTCGATGTCACCGACATACCCTATAAGATTGTTGGCAAGTACAGATCCAAAGAAATATCACCTATGTTCTATCCAGACGTAATTGTAAACGCAGCTAGAAAGTATAACGACGCATTTGTGTTGGTAGAGTTAAATGATTTAGGAGAAACAGTTGCTAACATTATTCAACAGGACCTTGAATATGAAAATATTCTAAGTACCAGTGTAAAGGGACGAGGCGGCCAACAGGTAGGTGGTGGCTTCTCTCACCGAATACAGCTAGGTGTAAAAACTACTAAGACTGTAAAGAGAATAGGATGTTCTCATCTAAAGGATATTGTCGAGAGCGATAAAGTCATTATTAATGATTATGATCTACTTCAGGAACTTTCGGTTTTCATAAATAAAAGGAACAGCTACGAAGCTGAGGAAGGTCATCATGATGACCTTGTAATGTGTGCGGTATTGTTCTCGTGGTTAGTAAGACAAGAGTTCTTTATTGAGCTTACTGATAATGATGTACGTAATCGACTGTATCTCGAAAATCAAAGGATGATAGAAGATGATGTGCTTCCATTTGGCATTGTTGATGATGGACACTATGCACACGAACCAGAAGAACATGTAGGTCCACTGGGATACAAATATAGCGTTGAGGACGTTGTAGACTTCTAATTTTATAAATATACGAGAAACAAAAACCACGAGGAGACAAAAATGGCCTTCCAGATTTCTCCAGGAATTAATACTAGTGAGATTGACCTCACTGCAATTGTTCCTGCAGTACAAACAACAGCTGGCGGCTTTGCCGGTCAGTTCCGTTGGGGTCCAGTTGAGCAGCGTGTTTTAATTAGTAGCGAAGCTCAACTTGTAGGTCAGTTCCAAAAGCCAAACGGGACTTACTTTAAAGACTTTTTTACAGCCGCTAACTTTTTAGCATACTCAGATACTCTGCATGTTGTTAGGGTTAATAACAGTGGTCTTGTAAATGCTAACGCTAACGCTGCTTCTATCTTGGTAAAGAGCGAAGAAGACTACGATGCAAACTACTCATCAGGCATTTCTGGTGGTGGTGATTTTGTTGCCAAGTATCCAGGCGCACTGGGTAATTCTCTAAAGTACTCTATTTGCCCAAGTAATACAGCATTCGAATCTACATTGAATGGAAACTACACAGTAGTAAACGGAAACAATGGTGTAGTATTTACTTCTAATCAACAAGGTTACTTGAGTGCCGGCGATCTTATTCAACTTGGCCCAGACAAAGACGTCTACAAGATTAGTACTGTTGATGTTGGTGGGTTGTCAGCTACTTTGACTACTTCCTATACGGGTAACACTGTAAACGCCAGTACTGCTCTTAACCGTAGATGGGAATATTACGATTTTGTAACTACTGCCCCAGGCACATCTCCGTGGGCAACAACTCGAGGTGGTTTGCGCGATCAAATGCACGTTGTAGTTGTTGATGAAGATGGCGAATGGACTAATGTAAAGGGACAGGTAGTAGAAGTTTGGGACAACGTTTCTAAAGCTAGCGATGCTAAGAAAGAAGATGGCTCAACCAACTACTATAAAGAAGTAATTAACCGTCAATCATCATACTTGTGGTGGGCCGGACACACAGCTGGTCTTACCAATGCAGGAAGTGCTGCAGGCGGAACAACGTTTGGTGGTGGAAACACTCCGGTTACAATATCCTTAGCATCTGGTTCAGATGGTTCTACCGCAACACCTGGTCAATATCAGCGAGGATATGACTTGTTTAAGTCTGCAGAAGAAGTTGATATTGCCTTGATTCTTGCTGGATCATCTACGTCAGCTACAGCAATTCATTTGATTAATAACATTGCTGAATACAGAAAAGACTGTGTTGTATGCATCTCACCTGAACAGGCTGATGTAGTAAACAATACTTCTTACACATCTGCAGAGATTGATGATATTATTGAGTTTAGAAACACTCTTCCATCAACGTCTTATGCAGTACTGGATAGCGGATACAAGTATCAGTATGATAAGTACAATGATCAGTATCGTTGGGTACCATTAAACGGTGATACAGCTGGTACAATGGCTCGTACAGATGAAGTACGAGATCCATGGTATTCACCAGCCGGTCTTACTCGTGGTCGAATCAAGAACGTAGTAAATCTTGCATTTAATCCTAACAAGACTGAGCGAGATCAACTGTACAAAAATGGTATTAACCCAGTAACTACATTCCCAGGCGAAGGTACAATCCTGTTTGGTGATAAGACGTTGCTTGGTTACCCAAGTGCATTTGATCGCATTAACGTACGTCGATTGTTTATTGTCCTTGAAAAGGCAATTGCAATTGCAGCTAGACAAAGCCTGTTCGAATTCAACGACGAGTTTACTAGAGCACAGTTTGTCAATTTGGTTGAGCCCTTCCTGAGAGATGTACAGGGTCGACGAGGTATCACTGATTTCCGAGTAGTTTGTGACGAAACAAACAACACTCCAGAAATTATTGATCGAAATGAGTTTGTCGGAGACATTTACGTCAAACCAGCCCGCTCGATTAACTTTATTCAGCTTAACTTTGTTGCCGTTAGAACTGGTGTCGAGTTCGAAGAAGTCGTCGGTCAGTTTGGATAATAAGGGAGAATAAAAATGGCTTTTAACGTAAACACCTTTAGGGGTGAGCTTGCACAGGGAGGGGCTCGTCCCTCTCTGTTTGAGATCCAATTGTTTCAACCAGCAGGGGGAACTCTGAATGGTGGCGATTTGATCTCTAAGTCTCCCTTTATGGTACGAGCAGGACAAATTCCACAGTCGACGTTGGGTACTGTAATTGTTCCTTACTTTGGTCGTCAGGTTAAACTTGCTGGTAATCGCACGTTTGATGACTGGACTGTAACGGTAATGAACGATGAAGACTTCAAGATCCGTAATGCAATGGAAAACTGGAGTCACCGGATTAACAACCATTCTGAGAACCTTAATCAGTATGGTACTAATCCATCTCAGTACAAAGCTCAGGCTTTGGTTAAGCAATATAGCAAAGAAGGTGGTGTCATTCAAACGTATAAGTTCGATGGCCTTTATCCAGTTGCTGTATCTCCAATCGATCTTGCTTGGGAAGCTGAAGCGATTGAGGAATTTACAATCACGTTTGCATATGACTGGTGGGAGCACCAAGAGTCAGCTGTAAACTAAGAGGAGTAGTTAGATGGCTAATCAGCTTTATACAAAAGCTAAGCAGTCTTTGCTTGGTGGTGAACTAAATCTGTCATCTAATGTAGTCACAATCGCATTGATAGACACGGACGTCTACACCTTTAGTGCTTCACATCAGTACAGATCTAGCGTCCCTAACACAGCTGTAGTTGCTACAGCTAACTTAGCTAGTAAGTCTATTACCGATGGTGTGTTTGATGCTGCTGATGTGGAGTTCCCGTTTGTTACGGGTGCTAACTGTGAAGCATTAATTTTGTATCACAATACCGGTAATGCGGAAGCAGACGGTGATCGTCAAGCAGATTCAAATCTTGTGGCTTACATTGATACAGCTACGGGCCTTCCAATCCTTCCTAACGGTGGTAATATCACTGTCAAGTTTTCTGACGGTGCTTCTAAAATATTCGCGCTATGACGTAACCACTGTGTTTGACGA